CCCACCCCCCCCCCCCCCCCCCCGCCCATTTTTTTTATAAAAAGTTTTTCTGGCCTATATAACAGTAACAGGTATAAACGGTATAAGAGTTTATCGGATAGTTCCTGAGAGAGGCCCGCATGACTGAAGAAAACACTGGGCCTAAAAAAAGAGGCCGTCCTGTCAAAAAAACAAAGTATGGCAGCATACCTTCGCCGCTACAGATAAAAGAGCGGGCAGTGCCTAAACATAATAAGCTTGTTGATCCAGACAGCCCCCGTTCTGATCCCAGAGGCCGCAAGCGTATTTCTGTAAATACTAAGCTTACTCGCAAGCAAGAGCTTTTTGTTAAAGAGCTAGTAAGCAACGATGGATTAATTACTTTTAAAGATGCTGCGATAAAAGCGGGCTATCCAGAAAGTTCTGCTCATACCCGCGCCTATGAATTAACCAACCCGCATAGATGTCCGCACGTTGTTGCTGCAATTAAATCTTACCGCGCAGAGTTAGACGCTAAGTTTGATATTAATTACGGGCGACATATTCGAGACCTACAGAAAATCCGTGATCTAGCTTTGGAAAACGGTGCTTACTCCGCAGCCGTCCAAGCCGAATATCGCAGAGGACAGGCGCAGGGCGACATTTACGTTAGTAAGTCTGAGATAAGACACGGCAGTATCGACAGCATGAGTAAAGAGGAAGTTTTAAAAGCTTTGAACGAACTGAAAGAAAGCCATGACGAAAACGTTATCGACATCACCCCAACTGAGGATGACGACTGAAGCTGGCCTTTATAAGCAATTAAAGACGGCAAACAAATCTCGCAGGAACTGGACGCTTACTCGAATTGAAAACTGGATTGGGCAGGGTATTCCCGATTTGCTAGCGTGTGACGAAAACGGCGGGCTACACTTTATAGAGCTAAAGTTTTGTAAAGCTAACGCAGTCAACCTTTCTCCCCATCAAGTTGCGTGGCTCACAAGGCACCGTCAGAGCAGTAGCTGGGTTTTGGTTAAGAGGCAGTCCAAAGCGGGCGACAAGGCCACCCTGCACCTCTACAGGGCCTCTCAGGCCATAGCACTGGCCGAAGACGGGTTGAAAACCCCCGCGGTTGGCTCTTTTGAACATCCGTTTGATTGGAACGCTGTTTTTGGCTTGATATCTCCCATATAATCCCATATGCTTATATGACGTAACCAATTGGAGAATGTTATGACCGATAATAAAAAAATGTCTCATGCTGAAAAAATCCGTCACAATTTAGGCGCGTTTCAAATGCTGATGATGGCGGGCCGAGATGAGGCCGCGCTAAAGATGTTACAAAATATATATGATGTGGCTGATGATCTAGCGGAGATGGCTCTGCTTCATGGAGAGGTAGCGTGATGAACACACTCTCAGAAAAAGAACAGCTAATTGCAGACGTTATCGCGCAAATTAGAAATGATCTCGCAGCGGAAGACACTGCACCACTGGAAGAGTTATTAAACCACGCTAAGTGGGACGTGCTCGAAGCATTCATGCCAAGTTCGACATCTTTCTGGAGAGCCAAATCAGCCGATGAAATGGAGAAAGCTTGATGTGGAGCGAATTTAAACCCCACCAGCAAGGTGATTGCCCCATCCCTGCGGTTGCAGTTTTTGAGGGTGTGATGGGAAACGGGGATGGCCTTGGCCCCCTGCTGGCTTTTGAGGCGGATTGGAATTGCCCGCATGATCCAATCGTTCAATATCGCGTCAAACAAGTTTCCGAAGCGCGGGAAATAACCAGAAAGGAATATGCGTAAATGTTTATATTTAATTTTTTGGGCCGTTTAATTTATGGCAAGGATTACGACAAATTGAGCCGTCGGGCGAGTAAACCCCGAAGGCAAAAGAGGCGGCGATAAAACTTTCTAAAATTTAAGCTTGCATAGTATGCGATAATATAAGATAGTAGGGCAGGGGCAATCCTGCCCTTTTACTTTTTGGAGAATGTAAAAATGGCCCATAATATTGAAAACAACAAAAATACCCTTACCGCACTAATGATGAAAGTGCAGGACCAAGCCGCCCGCGCAGCCGATTATCTGGCCCCAACAAACGATTTGCAGAAAACCACCACTTTGGACGGCAAGCCGCAAATTGTTATTGAAGCCAACCGTGGCGAACCAACAAAGCGTTTTGATATAAATGACACCGCGTTCGGTCAAATCGCCACCCATGCAGGTATCGATACCAGAACAGCGCGTCGTTTGCAGTCTAACTATCCGCGGGAATTCGACACTTTGACTAACGCTATCTGGCAAAAAGAACCGACGCGTCGCATGGTGCGGACGCATTTAGCTTCTGATCCAATGGGCGCATCAACTGATGGCACGGTTCGCGCGTTTGTTTCTGATAAGTTTAAAACGTTTGATAACGTCAATTTGTTGGAAGCTTGCTTGCCGCAATTGATCGACAACCCCGCACAATTTCAAGTTGTTTCCGCGGATGTTTCTGAAAAGCGCATGTATCTGCGTTTGAAATCATTAGAGCAACTTGGCACAGGTGCGAACGTTGGCGATCATATGGCGAACGGTATTGGCTTTGGAAACTCTGAGGTTGGCGCGGGTTCTGTTTCTGTTTACCAAATCGCTTGGACCTTGGCTTGTTTGAACGGGATGCAGACCCAAAACAAAACGCGTTCGAGCCACATCACTAGCGCACGGGATGGCGAGGATTGGGGATTGCTTTCCGACGCTGCAAAAACAGCGGACAACCATGCACTTGAATTAAAGTTGCGCGATTTAGTGGGTCATTATTCCAACCGTGAAACGTTTGACGACGTTTGCAATCAAATGCGGATGGCCGCGTTAGATGTTATTGACGGGGAGGCAACCGACGTGACCGACGTTGTCAACAATCTTGGCCGCGTTATGCAGTTGACCAAAAAAGAAAACGGCGACGTTCTAAATGGTTTGATGGCGACGATTGGGCAAAGTGGTTTTGAGCATAACAAAAACCTTTCCCGCGCTACTTTGGTCAACGCTGTGACCGCGGTTGCACACCGTTCGGATGTGGACGACGTTGATACATGGCAGCAACGCGGGGGCCAGTTGCTCAATATGTCGGCCCGCGATTGGCAACGCGTCGCGGCATAAATCACCGCCTAAACTTTAAGAAATTAGAACCCGCTTTACAGGCGGGTTTTTTTCGTTCTATAATATGGGATAACTTGCATACTTTGGAGAGTGTAAAATGCTGAAAACTGTTGAAACAAGCCGCGCCCAAAAAACAAAAGGTTTGGCCGTTACTTATAGAGCGGGCGAAAAACAAAAATTTGGGACCTGCCCTTCCACTTGCGAATTGAACCCGACGGGGTGCGGCGCGTCAAAAATCGATCAAGAATATTTGGACGCGGTAAGCTTGGCCGTTCCCGTCAAAGGAATATCTTTTACTTATTCACATTTTCCCCCGATCCATTGGATTAAGAAAAACGGCGTTGGCCGTACTGTAATTAATTACTCGGCCAAAACGGCAACGCTGGCCGCTAAGTTTGTCAAAATGGCCGTGCCAACTGTCGCGACGGTTTCCCTAGATTTCTGGAATGGGAAAAAATCTAAGTTTGTAGATGACGTTTTGATTGTGCGTTGTCCCGCGGAATACCTGCCCAAATTTGGTTGCCAAAATTGCGGCAATGGTGACCCACTTTGCGCCCAATTAGATCGCAAGTTTGCTGTTGGATTTACCGCCCACGGCGTCCACAAAAAGAAAGCGGCCAACCCCGACGACGCGGGCGGATGCTATGCCAGTGGCGGCAACGTTCTATTACATTGGGAAGCAACCGCGGGCCAATTACAGGATGAAACAGATGGAGAAAAGCTTAAACGGTTTGCAAAAAGCTTGGCCCCCCGCACCATATTGCGCCACCATATTGCGGGCGATATTGGCGAAAATTAAAAAGCTTGCACTGTATGCGATAATATAGGAGATTAGGGGCGGGGCAATCCTGCCCTTTTACTTTTTGGAGAATGTAAAAATGGAAAACCCGATCATGAACATGCCAATTACTGGCCCAAGTTTTGTTGATGCTCTTATTGTTGAGCGCGACAAATTACAATCTGAACTGGCCGCGTCGAACGATGCATTGGCCCGCGCCAATCGTTTTCAAGAATTGGCCGCGGAATTGTTTGCTGATCCAATCAAGGCAATGGTGAAAGCTGAGTTGGCCGCATATGCTGAAGACTTTGATATCTCCGCTTATGAGGATGAAATAAAAGAAATCGCCGCGGATGGTTTTGATATTGCCGATTATAACGACGACATCCAAGACGCTATGTCGTTTGATATTATCGATCACGCCTCCGATATTGAAACAATCGTTCGCGATGTTTTGCGCGACGCAACGATCAAGTTGGATGTTTAAAATGCGTTTAACAAAACCCCAATCGCAAACACTTTATCGAAAGTGGATTGACGGCCAGCACGAGCATGGCAGCACCCGCGACGTTTCTTTCCTGTCTTTCCGACGTACTGTTGAGCCAACTTATGACGCGGCCGTGATGGTCCAATGGTGCGGGATGTATATCGGGATCGAACCTGACGGCTATCCCCACAGCTAGCCGCAACTCCACATGACCGACGACTGGCCCGCCATTGTGCGGGCCTTTTCTTTGCCTGTCTTAAATTAGTGAAACAAGCGCAGCCCGCGCCCTTTGGTCCCTGCCAAACGTACGGGGTGCGAAACCTGCCACCCGCTGGCCGTTGCCCGCGCCAAAATATGGTCAGCAGCCGACACAAAAACCGCGCCCGATGTTTCGCCGGTACGACATCCAACACTGCAAATTGCGATAGTTATCTTTAAACCGCGGCCAGCGGCCAGCGATAAATCGGCCTGTGTTTTCGCTAGGGTCCCCCGGATATCGGGTCATAAACCCCTGTTTTTAAACGAAAAACCGCAATTCGCGCGACGCGGCCCCGCGTTCGCCGGAGCGGGGGCTAGGGCCATGTTTCTCTCAAATATTTACATAAAATTTAATTTGGCCTATAACTATCTTATAAAGCAGTATATTATCCCATAAATAGATAGGGTCCCCCGATGAGTTCCAGATTAAATCCGGCACAGCAAGAAAAGGCTTTGAAGCTTGAGTTAAGGCTCGCTCAAATCGCTAGAAACGAAGGGTGCCAATTAAATTTTTTAGATTTTGTACGCTCTCAATGGCCTGAGTTTATCGCGGGCAGACATCATAGAGTAATTGCTGACAAGCTTGAGCGGGTCGCGAGCGGCGAGCTAAAGCGTTTGATTATCAACATGGCTCCGCGGCACACGAAGAGTGAGTTTGCATCGTTTTTGTTTCCTGCGTGGATGATGGGTAAGAACCCGAGTATGAAGATCATTCAGGCGACGCACACGACGGAGTTGGCTGTGAACTTTGGACGTAAGACGAAGAATCTTTTGGACATGGACAGTTACAAGACTGTGTTTCCTGATGTGAAGTTAGCTGCGGATAGCAAGGCGAGCGGTCGGTGGGACACGAGTGCTGGTGGGATGTATTATGCTGTTGGTGTTGGTTCGAACTTAGCGGGTCGTGGTGGTGATTTAATAATTATTGACGATCCTCATTCTGAGCAGACGGCGATGAGTGCTCATGGTTTTGAGGATGCTTGGGATTGGTATACGGGTGGTCCTCGTCAGCGTTTACAGCCGGGTGGCAGCATAGTTTTGGTACAGACTCGTTGGTCTGAGAAGGACATGACGGGTCAGTTATTGAAGGCGATGGCGAAGGACCCTTTGGCGGATCAGTGGGAGGTTGTTGAGTTACCTGCTATTTTTGATGACGAGACTCCTTGTTGGCCTGAGTACTGGAGTTTGGAGGATTTGACTGCGGTCCGCGCATCTATACCTCCGAGCAAGTGGAATGCTCAGTATCAGCAGAATCCTACTGGCGAGGAGAATGCGATTATACCCCGGGAGTGGTGGCGTCGTTGGGAGAAGAAGGTTGTTCCTCAGTTAGAGTATGTGATTCAGAGTTACGACACGGCGTTTAGCAAGCGTGAGACCGCGGATTTTTCGGCTATTACGACTTGGGGTGTATTTTATCCTTTGGAGGGTGGCGGCGGTCCTAATTTAATATTGTTAGACAGTAAAAAGGGTCGTTGGGATTTTCCAGAATTGAAAGCTATAGCTTTTGAGGAGTACAAGTTTTGGGACCCTGACACTGTTATCATTGAGGCGAAGGCGAGTGGTTTACCGTTGACTCAGGAGCTTAGAAATGCGGGTATACCTGTAGTTAACTTTACTCCGAGCCGTGGTAATGACAAGATTAGTCGTGTTCATGCGGTTAGTCCGATGTTGGAGTCTGGTATGGTTTGGGCTCCGGACAAGCCTTGGGCGGATGAGTTGATTGAAGAGGTTGCGGCGTTTCCTAACGGGGAGCATGATGACTTGGTTGACAGCATGACCCAAGCTTTGATGCGTTATCGGCAGGGTAATTTTGTTCAATTGCCAACAGATGATTGGCAAGACGAGGAAGTTTCTGCTAGGGTGCTGGCATATTATTGACGGAGGGCCTTATGGCTATTGGCGGATTAATGGACACGAGT